GTCCAATCTACATCGACACACCTTGGCCCGAACTGTACGCCGGGATACCCGATATCCATTTCGTTCGACCTGATACCAAACTGCGCACCCAGTCAAAGAACATCGCCCGTCAACCCGCGTGGCAAATCAGGCCGCGCCACGGTCGTAACCTTTCAATTCGCTATGACTCGGGCGGCATCATCCGTGGGATGCGCATGGCGTTCGGTGTGAACCCTGCTGAATTCGACCTGCCAGACTTTGGACCGTCACCTTTCTCCAGCAAATACGTCGTCGTACGCCCCGTCACAGTGCGCGCAGAGTGGCGCGCAGACACACGAAACCCTGAACCCGGTTACATCTACCAAGCTGCGTACGAAGCGCGCCAGCGCGGCTATGCGGTTGTGTCGGTGGCTGATCTTGAAGATGGCAAGGAGTGGGGCTGCGACCCGTTGCCGCCGTCTGACATTCGTTACCATCATGGCGAACTGAACGTGTCGCAGCTGATGGCGCTGATCCAGGGTGCGTCGGCGGTGATCGGCGGTATAGGTTGGATCGTGCCAGCGTGCCTGGCGGCGAAAGTTCCGGCGTGGGTGGTGTGTGGTGGGCAAGGTTGCTTCAATGCGCCTGAACTGATTTGCCCGCCAGGTTCTACCGTCACATTTTCCGTGCCTGACAACTTCTGTCGGTGCAAACTAAAAGAACACAACTGCGATAAAAGGATTACCAATCATGCGGCAGACTTTACCAGCTGGGCTGACAAACACCTTCCTGTGGTCTGAAGAACTCGGCCAAGGGTGGCACACCGCCCCGCCGATGAACTACAGCGGTGATTACTTCGCCAAGTACCAAGACCTGGACAACACGAAGATGGGTGCAGAGCTGACACGCGCACGCCTGGAACTAGTCGGCAAGTTCGTTAAACCAAACACCGTGCTTGACATCGGCATTGGTGGCGGGCGATTCGTGCAAGAGTCTGGCGGGCATGGGTACGACGTTTCTACCGAAGCAAACAGTTGGCTAATGAAAAACAAGCTATACCGAAACGCTGAGTTCGGTTGGCCAGCCATGTCGTTTTGGGATAGCTTGGAACACATCCCGGACCCTGAAGAGTTTGTCTCAAAGGTTGGGCGCTGGATGTTCGTGTCGATGCCGATCTATACTGGCATGGCAGACGTGCTGGCCAGCAAGCATTACAAGCCTGGTGAGCACCTGCATTACTGGACCTTTGACGGGTTCGTGGCGTGGTGCGGTCGGCAGGGGTTAGAACTGATGGAAATGAACCACGCTGAAACCGAACTTGGCCGCGAAGGTATCACATCGTTTGCGTTCAAACGGGTCGACCAATGAGCTATGTACAGCTTGAAGAAGCGAAAGCGCATCTGCTGGTGATCCATGACAGCGATGACCTGTTGATCCAGCAGAACATTGACGCGGCTGAAGATTACGCCGCGAACTACATGAACCGCCCCGGCATCTACGACAACCCGGAATGCACGTGGAAGCGCAACCAACCGCCTGGCGTGGTGTCGTCAGAATCACCTGACCCGGTGCCGCGTGCCGTTGTGCAAGGAATTCTGCTGCTGGTCGGTGACTATTACGAAAACCGCACGGCTGGGATTGTCGGTACGATCCATGCTGAAAACCCTGCCGCAGAGAACCTGCTGTGGCATTACCGCTTGGGGATGGGCATCTAATGTACGCGACGAACCCCGGCAAGTACCGCCACCGCGTGACCATCGAACAGCAGGTTGAAACGCGTGGGCAGATGGGCGGCGTGGTGGTCACGTGGGTTCTGTTCGCTGCTAACGTTCCAGCTGAAGTGTTGACTGGGCCAGGCCGTGAAATGATTGCGGCTGACCAGCAGCAGGCGGACATTGCAGCGCGCATCAATCTGCGGTATCTGCCGGGGCTCACAGCGAAGATGCGTATTGTGTGGGACGGTCGGATATTCAACATCGAAGGTGAACCAGACCTTGACCCGACAGGGCGGCGTGAAATTCGCTGCAAATGTACGGCGGGGGTGAACGATGGCCGCTGAAGGATCGTTCAGTCTGATCGGTGTTGAACAAGTCCTGAAAAATATGGAGTACGTCAGCGACACCGTGCGCGGTAAGCGCGGGCGTGCTGCATTGCGCAAGGCTGGCATGATCGTCGTTGCAGCCGCGAAATCTAAGGTTGAACGGTACGACGACCCAGGCACAGGCCGCAAGATTTCCGAAAACGTCGCCATCCGCTGGAACGGCAGACGCAACAAGGCGACCGGCGATATCGCTTGGCGCATTGGTGTTCTGAAGGGTGCGCGCATTCCGAAGAACAACCACGAAGGGTCCGGTGCTGGCAGCGCTACACCGCACTGGCGCCTGATCGAATTTGGTACAAAGGTTTCGATTGCCAAGCCGTTCCTTCGCCCTGCACTGGCTGACAATGTTGGTGCTGTAACGTCGGCGTTCGTGAGCGAGCTGACAAAGGGTATCGCCAGCGCTATCAAGACAGGTAAGACACTATGATGTTCGCACCGCTGGACGAAACTTGCCGTGCTGATGCGACCTGCCAAGCACTGTTGGGTGACAGCAATGGCGACCTGCGCATGTACCCGTTCAACCTTGCGCCGAAGGATTGCGCGTTGCCGTATGTTACTTGGCAGAACGTTGCGGGTACGCCAACCAACTTCCTTGCCGATAACCCTGACTCTGACGGGTTCACGGTGCAGGTGAACGTCTGGGGCGTGACAACAGATGATGTGATCGCTGTCACGCAGGCGATTCGCGATGCTATACAGGAAGTCTGCTATGTTGTCCGCTGGGGCAATCAAGCGCGGGATGCGCAAACACTTGCGTTCGGGTATGATTTCGACGTTGACTGGCTTACCTATCGATAGGGGTATCACACAATGAGTATGTTTGCGCAGGGGTCGGAGTTGTACTTTGTCGACCCCGACACCAATGCTGTTGTAAAGGTCGAATGCCCTACGGGCTTCACACCTGGCGGTGCACCGGCTGACCAGCTGGAAGACACCTGCATTGACGCCACTACCAAGACCTTCAAGAAAGGCTTGCGTACGCCTGGCGCCGCTACCATCAACCTGCTGGCTGACCCGAAGTATGCTTCGCACATTCGTCTGTACGAACTGTACGCCGAAGACAGCGACGAAAACCGGGATATCCAATGGGCCATCGGTTGGTCTGACGGTAAGGGTATTCCGCCAACCGTCGACAGCAACGGCCTGTTCGTGTTCCCAACCAGCCGCACGTGGCTACCGTTCGAAGGTTACATTTCGGACTTCCCGTTTGACTTCCAAACCAACACCCTTGTCAGCACGGCAATGACTGTGCAGCGCTCGGGACTTTCGCCATGGATTCCTAAAGTGGTTGTTTCCTAATGAAACTCAGCATCGCCACCCTGAATGAAAAGAAAGCGTTCTCTGCCAAGCCCGTCCCGGTGGTTATCACTTGGGGCGAGCATTCTTTTGACACGTTCATTCGCCCGCTGTCGTATCAAACGGCAATCGGTGACATCAACGCGTTTAACGAAGGCGACATCATGGCGCACCGTATCGCCAGCAGCGTTTGTGACGAAGACGGTAAAGCGGTGTTCACCGTGGCTGATGTCACTGGGCAGCCGGTGTTTGACCGCGAAGGCAAGCTTGTCAGCGATCCTGAACGCGGCGCGCTTGACCCTGCGCTGACTACGGCGCTGATCGTTGCAATCGGCAAGGTACAGAACGCGGTAAAGCTCAAGAGCTGACAGCGGTTGACGAAATATGGTGCGAACTTGTCATGAACGGAATCGGCGGGCGCACCATCGCTGAAGCTCAAGAAAGGATGTCAATGGACGAATTTCTGTTGTGGCAGAAATTCAGGAACAAGCGCGGTTCGCTTCACACGGGCATGCGTATCGAAACGTCTGTTGCGCAGTTCCTGGCGCACTGGTTCAACAGCAAGACCAGTAAAGACGCTGCAAAGCTGCACCCTCAAGACTTCGCGCCACACATGGACGAACGCGTTGTCAGCCTTGAAGAACTAACAGCAGCGTGGGGAGTACCGCAATAAATGGCAACGTCACTTGGCACTCTCACGCTAGACCTTATTGCCAAGATTGGTGGCTTTACTGGCCCGCTCGACAAAGCGTCGGCATCGGTAAAGAAGAACGCCAAGGAAATCGACGCGCAAAACGCCGCCCTGCTGAAGTCGTTCGCTAACCTTGGCACAGGAATTGGCGTGGCAATCGGTGGGCTGGCCGTATCAATCCCTACGGTGCTTGCTGGTATTGTCGTTTCGTCTGCAAATGCCGCCAAAGAAATCACGAAGCTTTCCAGCCTGGCTGGCTTGGGTACGACTGAGTTTCAGAAGTACGCAGCGGGTGCGGCCACTGTTGGCGTTGAACAGGACAAGCTAAGCGACATCCTGAAGGACGTGAACGACAAGGTGGGCGACTTCCTGCAAACCGGTGCAGGTCCGCTCGCTGACTTCTTCACCAACATCGCGCCGAAGGTTGGCTTGACTGCTGACAACTTCAAAAAGCTGAACAGTGCTGACGCGTTGCAACTGTATGTTTCGTCTTTGCAGAAGGCGAACGCCAGCCAAAAGGAAATGACGTTTTACCTTGAGGCTATCGCCAACGACGCAACCGGTCTACTGCCCCTGTTACAAGATAACGGTAAGGCGTGGCAGGAACTTGGCGCGCAGGCTGAAGCCGCAGGTGCGATCCTCGACACCAAAACCATCGCCGCTGCCAAAGAGTTCTCCAACGAACTGCTAGTCGTAAATCAGTACATCGACGGTGCAAAGACTGCACTGGCCGCAGAGTTCATGCCGGTGTTGGCGCAGTTCACCAAAGACCTGGCGACGTCCACCAAGGAGGCTGGCGGTCTGCGCAATGCCGTTGGTGAATTTGCAGACGGGTTGGTCACGTCAACGGCGTTCATCATCAACGCGGGTGACGCCACTGTTCGCACGTTCCAGCTTGCCGCTAACGTTCTGGTTGGCCTGTTCGGTACGGCTG